CTGCGCGCACAATTAAATGTTTATGTACTAATAAATTAGTCTTCATTTAACGCCAAATATACTAAAACACCTATGATTACAATAGCTAGACCTAGGGTTTCCATTAGTTCTTCATTATCAATTTCTTAATGGTCTTGGTTCCATCTACATTGATTTCTATTTCAGCTTCTGTCTCTATGCACTGAATGCTTTTATTAGTCATACTCATATTACGAGTTAATAATCTCTTATGTTTTAAACATTCAGACAATGAATCTTGTATCCTGTTTTCCATCAATTTATCATTGACAAAGAATAATAATGCTACTACTGTTTCGATCATTTTTTTCTCCAATATTCAGTTATTTGTTTCCATTCACACTCAAAATCTTCACAAGTATAATCGTATTCTTGAAAGGTTCCTGCGTTAATGCCCGTTTCCATTTCCATTGCTAAATTGAATATCTCTTGTTGCGTCTTTAAGCTTTTCAACATCTTTTTTTAACTTTTCAATTTCCTTTTCAGCCTGCATAAGCATAACTTTAACGTGCAGGTTTTCCTCTAATATCTTTTGTTGTTTTTCAGTATCTTCTGCCAATGACTCTAACAGAAAAAACTGTTCCTTATCGATAGGTATTTGATCTGCCTTTTTTAATAAATCTGCTTCCATTAACTGAAGTCTTGTTTCAAGTGTATTGATGGTATTAGTCATACCAATATACATATACACAGCAAAACCTGCTGCAGCTACGATACTCACAATTGTTTTAATATCTGTTTTTACAGATGTGTCTTCAGTTATCTTGGACATTAGTAGAAATCTTTAAATACCCAATCTACAAATTTTTGCCACTGTTTTTTAAACCAGCCCATATTTTCCTCCGTTAATAACAATGGCTTACCTTTACAAGTACAGTCCATACAACCACATCCACATTCTGTTTTGTCTCCAAAGAATCCAGAACCTTTACAGTGACATTTATGATCACAATCTTTGCAATAAGCTTTAGCCATTTTTTTTCTCCTCAATTTCGTAAAAGAAGTTATCCGTATCTTCGGTTCTCCATTTACTTATGTCTTCAACGTTCCATTCAGATGTTTGAACCTTCCAATCAGGAATTTCATCTTTAATTGTAAAAGATGGAATATTCCATATTATTCGATTGTTTGGTTGAGCTGCATAATTGCCATCATCTAAGGCCATTATGTGTGCGCACTTATGTTCGTGCGGAATCTCTGAATGATCAGTATCAAGAATATTACTCTCTGGATGTGCAAAGTCAACAGTAAATAAATATTTACCGTTGTGCCACTTTTTATCTTTACCGATGTATTTACCTGATTGTGCTTCTAAAATATCCCAAGTAGTAACAGCAGGATAATAACTGAAACAATTCCATAACTCCAACTCGTCCAGTCTACGTATAGGAACTTTCTTTGGGTCAAAACCCTTCTGTATAAACGCAGATATCGGTAAACGATAGAAGACCGCACCATTTTCCATAATTGCGTGAAAAAGTATTGCACGACCTGTGATGGCCGAAAGCCCAAAGATAATAGCGTCTTGCACTTCTCCGTGATGTTTTTTAAGGTCATAAAGATATTCTCTACGAATTTGACAATATATTGGTGGTGTGTTCGCATTTAAATAAGCCATTACTATCCATTAATATCTCCCCAAGTTGAACCTGATTCATAATCAACTTTATTAGGTATTGCTAATGTAACAGCATTCTCCATAATCTCAACAATTTTTTTTGCTTGTTCATCTGATTGAATTGAAATATCTAACTCATCGTGAATTTGTATGTGTGGTATAATTCCTTCATTATATAAATCCAACATTGCTTTCTTAGTCATATCAGCAGCGGATCCCTGTATTAATTTGTTTAAAGCTTTATATGTCATTGCTCTTCTAATTCTTCCACGACCATATGTTCTTTCAGCTTCTTCAAATGACATTGCTTTATGCATACCAAATTGATCAGGTTCCCATTTATCAAATCTACATCTACGTCCTAATAATGTTCCAATAGATCCTGCTGTTTGTGCGTGTCTTGATGTATAATTCATTAAGTCTTTAACAAAAGGCACATTCTCGTGATATTGATTAAATAAATTTTCTGCTTCTGCCTTAGTATTTAATCCTAATTCAGCTTGTAATTTTGCCTTACCCATTCCATAAAATAATCCAAGATTAATTGTCTTAGCATTAGTTCTAGATATGTTTGCCATATCAGCAACTGTTTGGTGAAAGTCCACAGAATTATCTTTAAATTTATCTACTATATTTGCTACAGATTCATCAAAACAAATAGGTTCAGTTTTTGCTGCATAATGAACTACTAATCTAGGTTCTTGTTGTGAGTAATCAAAACAACCCCATTTATGATTTTCTTCTGGTATAAAAATTGAACGAATCATAGGACCTAAATCCTTATTTCTTGCAGGAATTTGCTGTAAATTTGGATTAGAATAACTAAATCTTCCTGTGACTGTTCCACCAGTATCTGATCTTATTGGATTAATATCAGCGTGAATTCTACCCTTATGTTGATGTTTTAGTATAGTATCTATGAAAGTAGTATGTGCCTTGTTTATTTCTCTTGCTTTTGCTATCTTCTTTATTAATGGATGCTCGTGTGTCGAAAGGAAATTTTTAGTAAATGAAGGTGCTTTGGATTTTTCAGTTAGTTCATATGGTAAAGAAAGTTTATCAAATACTTGTGCAATACTTCTGGCAGCCCATAACTGAGGTTCTATTCCTGTTTCTTTTTTTACTTCTTGGATTAGTTTTTCTTCTTCTGTGCTTAATTCTTTTTTTAATTGATGAGCTCTTTCTACGTCTACCCTTACGCCTTTAAATTTCATATCAATCAAACAAGGAAATAATTGTGTCTCTAAATCAAATATGTTTGATAGATTTTGTTTTTGTATTTCCCTGGATAAAACTTTAAATAACTCTAAAGTTAATTCAGCATCTTTCTCTGCATACTTACCTACAAACATCGCAGGAAGTTTGTAAAGTTCTTTTTTAGGATCTACACCAAAAGAATCTGCAGCTTCTTTTAAAGACTTTTCGTCTTTTACTTCACCAAGATAATCAAATGAAACACTATTTAAACTATACCAAATTCTATTTTCATCAATTAATGATGCCATTACCATTGTATCAATTATGTGTCCGTTTATCTTAATGCCATAAGATTTAATCCAACAAACATCATACATTGCATTATGAAATATTTTTGTAGCATTCGTTGCACAAACTTCTCTAAACCATTCTAAAACAATTCTTCTATCAATATTACCTCCACCTTCGTGAGCTATTGGATAATAACCAGACCAACCATCTACAGCTACAGCAATACCTACAACTTCTCCTCTTCCTTGAATAGCCCCTGATCCCCTAGATCTTAGATCTAAATCTTTTGTTTCTAAGTCAATTGCAATGTGTCTTGCATTACTTAAGTCTGGAAATTCTTCAGGACAATTCCATTCGGTTTGTGGTTCAAACATCATTTCTTTTTTTATTTCTTTTTGTACTATAGCATTTTTTACATATATAGCCATAGTCGTAAGCTATATTTCTTTTTTTACATATCACACATTTAATGTTTATTTTTTTCATCTTTCATCTTTAAAATTTCTAACTCACAATAATGAATTATCTTTTCTAGATCTTGAACTCCATTTTTATTCAAGTATCTACAAACATACTTCACAACGTTTCCCTGAAAGAATGAAAGATTATTCTTTGAAATAAATTCATAAGGTTGAATGCGAAAAGTCTTATAATGTTTTCCGCCTACTTGCCTATCTTGTGGAAATGCCTTATCGAATATATTTTTATTTGTCATACTAATGGTCCTCCTATGTTATATTGATATTCTTGCATTGGCTCTGCCAAATACAATCTTTCTTTGGTTCTTGTTATACCTACAAAAAATGTTCTATGTTCAGGATCGGGATCTTTTAATGCAGAATGATATATAATTTTTGTTATGTCGGTATATAAAACTACATTTTCGCATTCTTCTCCTTTTACACTATGTATTGTAGATATTTTTATTCTAGGTTCTTTCATTAAGTCATCACCTGAATCTATTAAATTACTTATGTATGATTTACTTTCTTCTGAAAAATCTAATAGTTCCCAGCTGCCCGCTACTCGCAACCCGTGTTCAGATTGTAGTGTCTCGATGTCAGCACTATAAATTGTATTAAGAGATTTGCCTCCAGAAAATCCATATTTAACGTGACCTTTCTTATAATTTAAATAATCATATAAATTCTTAACTTCATCTTGACTCACACTTGCTCCATTATTTAATCTATGCCAGGTTCTAAAAACCTCTAACATCTTATCAGACAATAAATCTTGATTCTTACAACTAAACCTTAAATTAAGTCCATATAGATATTCTTTAATAGGTTCTAACATTTTATTAGTTCTAGTTAAAATCATCCAATTACCTTCAGATAAATCTATTTCATCTAATCTAACATTCTCATGTATTTCTCCTTCAGCATCTCTAGGATTCCATTTTTTCTCTAACCGATTAGTCATATAAGGAAATATGGAAATGGCTAGTTGATGTATTTTTTTAGGAACTCTTCTTGATTGTATCTGTGGATCTACTTCACCTTTTAGATTAATAAAGATACTTGGATCAGCTCCTTGAAAGGTATAAATGGTTTGATCATCGTCCCCTGCAATGTATGAACGTTTACATTTTGATTCAATGTAAAAGAACATTTTCCATTGCAAAGGACTTAGATCTTGTGCTTCGTCTAAGAATACCGCATCAAGAGAAGGACATTTTTCTTTTTTAATGAAATCTGCAATCATATTATAATATTCAAACATCTTTGTATTATCTTTATATATTTCTAAATCGGCTTCTATTTGTTCTGTTAACCAAAGGTCCACAGAATGAGACAAATCTAATTCAATGGCTGCTTCTTGTATATCTATTTGTCTTGATCTAGAATATTCAATGATCTTCATATGTGGATTTGTATATTCAACATAACCAAATTCATTGACTCTAGATTCAAAAGATAAATCTTTACATATTTGAGACCAAGTTTTAAAACCTTTCCATTTATTTCCTTTCAATAATCCTGTTTTAGTATTATATTTTAACTCTTTGTTTCCTAAAGAATGCATCGTTCCTATAAAATAAAGATTAGCATCTATTCTTTTATTTGCTTCTCTTGCAGCAGCATTGCTAAATGAAATGTAAATGATTTTTTGTGCATCAGTCTTATGCTCATTTAATTCTTTTTTAAGATATTCAGTTAATCTATATGTTTTGCCAGTGCCTGGCGGCCCTGGAATTATAATTCTATGCAAAGTCAGGCTCCTTCATATTTTCTTTTCTAACCATTGGTTTATCTAAACTAATGGTATCCATTTCCATACATCTAATGCTTTTATTGTTTATTTTCTTAACAACTTCTTTGGTTCCAAATAGATCAGTTATTTTTTTAGTGACTCTACGTTGAGGCCAAGTTTTATCAGGCCACGCTCTACTTTTAACTAAATAAGCCCAAAAGCTTTTAATCTTGAAATAACTTTTTCCATTTTCAGTAAAGGCAGAACTTCTTTCCACATCTTCAAATTTTTTACCTGGAGATTTATTTATGAATTCTCCTAAAGATTCTTTAAGTTGAATGTCAATTTTAATTGATTCAGGAGCTTCTATTGGAATAACCTTGCTTAATAATTTGTTTAACATTCTAATCCATATTGCTTTTGGAATTGGTGGTATGGCTTGATTAATTTGTTCTAAACACTTTAATGAAAATCTAGTAGCATCGTGTAAGTCAGCTGCTTCTACTTCAACACTATCTTCTCCTATGACTACATAAAATATTGGTGGATCAGATTCATATTTTTTTATTTCTTTTATTTCTAATCCAGGAGTAAAGTCATCGCCTACACCAAACTCTTGAAGCATACATTTCTTTGAATTACAAAAAGATGCTATTGGTTCATCTTTACATTTATATTGATATTCTTTAGTATTTATGGATTTAATTATTCCATCCATTTCTTTTTTATCTAATGGTGGCTGACAATATTTATCATTATAGTTAAATATTTTAGCATCCCAATTTTCAGAAAATCTTTTCTTTACATAAATACCAAAGTTATACATTGCATTATTTCTTTGACCATTTGGTATGCCTTGTTTTGCTAAAGCTTTTAAACAAGGTGGAGCTCCTTTTAATAGATCATCTTCCACTTCAACATCTTCTTTTACTTCTAATTTTTCTAGTTGCTCAACACTTAATTTTACCTTATCATACTGCGCAAAAAATTCTTCTAAAGTCATAGCCGATGCATCTTGTTTCATTGCATATCGAATTGGACGTTTAACATTGTGATAAGGTAAGTTTAAAAAACTTCCAGTATCTCCACGCTCTACTTTAACGTGATTTTGTTTTGGAAATATTTCTGAATTAGCATATCCTAATACTGCTGCTATTTCTTTTAATTTACTTCTAAATAAAGCTGCTGGTGCAAATTCTGTAGTAAATAAAAATACATGCGCACCTCCTGATTTTGATCTACAAACAATCAAAGGTAATTTCTTATCTGTTATCTTTTTAATTAATTCTAAATGATTCAAACTATAAATGTCTATGTCAATACAAGCCCATTTACATTTACTTTGTTCGTTAATTGGAATTATTCCTAATGCTGGATCTACACCATCAAAATGATCCTGCCACATTTTTTTTGTTGGTGTTTGTTTAATTATAAAAGATCTTGTTTTATGTTTTCCTCTTTCATCAAACTCGTCTGTTTTACGAGTTTGACCATAAGCACTATTTGATCCTTCAAATATATTTTGAAACTTATCTAGTTCTGTCATTTTTATCTTTATGTTGGGCGGTATTACTACCGCCCAAGAAAATATTAGCCTCTGTTTTTAAAGCTACTGTAGAACTTTTTAGCTCGTTCATACATTGCAGCATCTTCAACAGGACCTACCTTCGCTACGTTCCAACCATACCATTGATTACCTTTTCCTGTATTTAATACAGAAGATAATTTATAGATATGACTAAATGAAGGCGGTGTAAATGGACCATTCTTTCCGTCTAATACAATAGACTTCATCATTGAATTCCATTTTCTGCTAATTTTACCTTGAGATGAACTCATAGATATCATTGCAGTTTCGCTAGATGTTGGGCCTAGTATAATTACAAAATGTTGACCAACAGTTAAGATGTAATTACCATTTTGTAATCTATCTTTTCCATCAGCACCTTTTGTTGTTTTATCTAGGATATCAGAAGTATCAGGATAAATCATTTCTGGTCTTCCTGAACCTGTACCAAAGTCGGACCATTCTTGGTATTCCAACTTATAGTAACAAGGAATTACATTAATTCCCTGTGCGCCATCATACAGTTGTTTAGTAACTGTATTTAAAAACATACCTGGTTCAGCACCATCTACGTAATTTTGATTACGTTTTTGTGCTTCTGCAGATCCGTTTTGTAATAGTTTTAAAATAGGTGGGGCCAGTGATTCTGTCCTCACATTTTCAAAACCTGCGTGGGCATCTGCTTCAAATAATGAAGCTGATGGTAATCCCGCCGTCTTTTTTGTTGTCATCGCGTTGCTTGTATCGCTCATCGTGTTTCTCCTTTATCGTTTAGTTATTTTTGTTTGGTTACCCGCAAACGGTTTAAATAGGTCAGCAGGAACATCAAGTCCAGATTCAAGACGTTCCCTGACCAATGCTTTGAGTGTCATAGGATTTACTCCAATTTTCTGGACAGGTTCAAATCCTTGACCTCGTGCAAGGACAGCATATTGTGCTGCCTTGTTATCTTCGCCACGACCAAAGGTAACGGTAATATCATTTTTAATAATATCACCTAGACCGTTGTTACGAAGCCATTCAAAAGCCTCTTCCTGTTTTTCTTTAGGAATAGTGGCGCCGTAGATTTTTTTG